AAAGTAAATAATGATGGATTTTCAACAAATAGAAACTTGTTAATTGATTATTATAATAAAGATGGAATTACTGGACTTAACAGGGCGGCACGATTATCTTTAGAAATAGCAACGCAATGAAAAAAAAGCCTAAAAAAGTTTCAAAGAAATATCAACTTACGTATGAGAAGATAAGTTTTGTAAACTTTACAGGCAATTGTAACAGACCACTTATAGATACAGAAAACGAATTTTTTAACTTAAATAAAACTAAATAATGGAAGAAGTAGAACAAAAACACCACGAAATTAAAACGGAATCACTAGGAGAATTTAAAAGAGAATTTTTAGTTGATTATATTGAAGAAAACCATTGCCTTGATAATTTTGATTTTTTTCAAGAAACGATCCTTATTAAAAATAACAATAAATTTAAAGTTGGAGATGAAGTTTCTTTTTACTTACACGATGAATTAAGATATTCACGTATAAAAGTTTTATTATTTATAGAATATATTGTACAATTTAATGATTCAATTACAAACCAACTTTTTTCAAGACATAAAACAATTTCATTTCCTATTACTGAATAAAATGAAATAATAATTAAAAACCAAATAAAATGAAGTACACAAGAGAACAATTAAACAAGGCACAACGCAAATGGAATATTGCTGTATTTAAAAATCCTGAAAAGTTTGATAGCGGAGATAAAGAAGGAACTCAAAAATATGCGGACAGACAAGTAGATTGTTTGTTAAGCTATGTAAAATGATAAAATGAAAAACATACACACAGACGTAATAGGGCAATCAGAAGATGCTCTTCAGCAAAAATGCTATTTCTGGTTTTGGAATAACTACCCACATTTAAGAGGATTACTTTTTGCAGTACCTAATGGTGGTGCAAGAGATGGAAAGGAAGGTAAAAAACTACAACTTACAGGAGTCGTGCCTGGAGTATCAGATTTAATTCTACTTTACAGAACTCAAGCTTATTTAATTGAACTGAAGAAAGATAAAAAAGCTAAACAAAGAAAGCATCAAAAAGAATGGCAAAAGGAAGTTGAACACCAAGGATTTACATATTTTGTTGTGAGAAGTTTGGTAGATTTTAAAAGATTAATTAAAACTTTAGTTGTGATATAAATGAACATAGACGTATCCGAAACGTTTGAACGAACATATAAGGCTTACCACGAAGTTATAAACCAAGAGGATATTGATGCTAATAAGCTAGAAGTTATTGCACCTATTTATAGGTACAGGCAGATTGTATCCATGGGAGGCTCTCGTAGTTCGAAGTCATATTCCATACTTCAGTTACTTCTACTGGAGATGATCAAGCGTAAAAATCTGAAAGTTACAGTCTGGAGAAATCTAAAAAATGTATGTAGAACTTCAGTACTAGAAGATTTTCAGAATATTATAATGTTCGATTATAAAATCTTTAAGGATATTAAGGAAAATATACAAGCTGGTTCATTCACTTACACACCAACACGAAGTAAGATTGTATTTGAAGGAGCTGATAATATTGGCAAGGTGCTTGGTGGAACTCAAGACATTTCTTTCTTTAATGAGGTTTCTGAATTTGACAAGCGTATTTACCTTGAAATAACGCAAAGGACAGCGGACAGGATATTTTGTGACTACAATCCAAGTAAAACATTCTGGTTAGAAACTTATAGATTTGACGAGGAAACTTGTTTTATTCATTCAAACTTCGATAATAATGCTTTTTGTCCTCCGAATATTATAAAGCAGTTAAAATCTTATGAACCATGGGAAACTGGAAGTTACGAGGTAAGAGATGGCGAAGTATTTTATAATGATATACCGATAAGTATTCACAATCAACCACCACCTAACATCGAAAACATAAGAAAAGGAACTGCCGATGAGTATATGTGGATGGTTTATGGTTTAGGCATAGGAGCAGAAAAACCTAATAAAATTTATAAAGGTTGGCATGAGATTGACCAAGAGGTCTTTGATGAAGCAGAATATGATTCTTACTTTGGCTTGGACTTTGGAGCTTCAAATCCAACAGCATGTATGGAAGTAAAGTATGATGGTGATGGTGCTTTTTATATTTGTGAAAGATTATATACACCTCTTCAGGATATTACAGATTCTCTTGCTACTGTCATAAAATTAAAAGTACCAATGGCTGAAAAGGGAAAGTCTTTGATTGTTTGTGATTCAGCGAGGCAAAGTTATATAGACCTTCTGACTATGGCTGGATATATGGCTATTGGAGCAGTAAAAGGCGGTGGATCTGTTGAAGTAGGTGTAACTTTAGTTCAAGGATTCACGATTTATTACGTGAGAACACCTAATTTAGCATTTGAACATGACAATTATTCCTGGAGCATAGACAAGTATGGTAAGAGTACTGATGTTCCGCTAAAAATGGATGACCATTTAATGGATGCTTTAAGATATGTTATTTCTTATTTAGTCAATTATCTGTCAATAAGAGTTTAATTACGTCTGTGTGATAACCCTTTTTAAGCGATTATAAGTTGCTTTTTAAGGGTTATTTATCTAAAATTGGATATAAATCATAAAAAATTAATAATTTTGTCGTAGATTCGTGTAAAATATGTAATCGATGGCATTTACATTCCCGAAGATACCTTTTCCTTTTTTCGAGAGGAATTTAAAAGGGGATTCATTCTATCAAGTAAACCAGTTTGCGAATTGGGGAAGCGGTGAAAACAGCAATCTTGGTATGGCGGAGAATCACCCGATATTAACCCCAGCACTACTATTCGTTTCTAAACTGTTCTCACAAGGAGAGTTTCATTTAGAAAATAAGAAAACGAAGGAGAAAATACACGATCATTGGGTTTTAGACCTACTTCAAGCTCCAAACTACTACCAAACAGGATTAGATTTTTTAGAAAGCCTATCTTTTATGCAAATAGGAGCTGGAAAATCTGTTGTATGGTTGCGAAAAACAACAGGCGTAGAAATACCTACTACGATGTATTTATTAAATCCAGATTTAATTGAATACCCAGATGAATTTAAAACGCCACTATCAAGACGCAACGAATCAAATAAAATACAGAATAAAAAAATTCTTTATGATCGTGACGGAGAGAACCAGCAAATACCATTTAGAGATTTGCTGTTTTTTTATGATTTACCTAATGGTATTCATACAGGTAATATGTTTGAAAATAAAAGCCGATTAGATGGTCTGAAGCAAACATTAATAAATACCAATGATAGCTTGTTGGCGAAGAATATCATTTTAAAAACTAATGGCAAGGAACTTATAACAGGAGGAAAAACCACAGGCACATTTCCTTTAGGAGATGCTGAAAAAGAAGATGCTGAAAAACTATTCTTTACCGATTATGGAACGGGGAAGAATAGAAGAAGAGGTCTTTTAACTAAAGCAGATTTAAAATGGCAATCGTTACATATTGCATTACGTGATTTAGGACTAGATGAAAGTGTAAAAGTCGATGGTAATTTAATTTATACAGCTATGCATATTCCAAAAGATATTCTTTCTTTGGAAGCTAAAAAAACTACATATAATAACTTCAAAGAGTCGATGGCTTCATACATTCAAAACGAAATCCAGGCGACGATGAACTCAACAGCTTCAGTATTTCAATCGTTAATTTCAGATAAAAACCTTAAATTAGTCGGCAGTTATGACCATTTACCGATAATGCAGTTCATATTATTGGAGAAATTCAAGGGTTTGACGCTGAAAGGACAGGCTTTATTATCTTTGAGAACAGCTGGGCTACCTGATGATGTAGCACTTGAAGAGGTTGGATATGATAAGACTATTAAATTAAATGAATTAATACAAGCACAACAAAATGAAGGGAGCAACTCACAAGGAGGTTCTGAAGGAACAGAGAATTGAAAAAGCGAAACGGTTACATAAAATGAAACAAAAGTTAGCAAGGGATAAAAAAATAATTAATAAATAAATAAATAAAACCATGTCAGTTAAATTAGAAATTTCAGGGAATTATTTTAAAATTACAGATGGATCTAATAATCCAGTTCGGTTTCCATATAGGGATATACGTTTTTACGCCAACGAACTAAATGAGTACATCGAATTTTTTAATAACAATTTAAACGGTAGATTAGTAGGTAGAATTGATTATGCCGATGAAGCCGCAATAGGATCGGTAACAATCGATACCACAACAGCAACTCATGGAACAGGAACAGTTGTTTTAGCGAGTGCAGTAGCAAACACATTTTCAACAGGAACAGCACAATGTACTTCGGTAGTAGGAGCGGATTTTTCAGTTGGAGATGTTACAATGGCTGCACCAGTAGTAAATGTTCAAGCAACAGGAACAGTAACTTGTGCGGATGTTATACCAGGCGATACGGTAACAATAAATAACTTAACTTATACTGCGGTGGCTGGAGCTAAAGAAAACAGCACAGAATTTTCTGCAGATGATGACGATGATAGTTGTGCGGCAGATTTAACCGATGCTATTAATAGTGATACTAGGTCAGGATTTTTAGGAGATATTACAGCGGTTGCAGTTGATGACGTAGTAACTTTTACTTCGGATGTTGTTGGTGCTGGTGGAAACGCAGTAACTTTAGTATCTTCTGATGGTTCAACATTAGCAGTAAGCGGAGCTACTTTTAGTGGAGGTGTTACTGCCGATACAGTTACAGCCAACGGATTAGTTTACACTTGCGTTAGTGGAGCAAAAGCCGATGATACAGAGTTTTCAAACGATACAGGAAATGATGAAGCCGCAACAGATTTAGCGGATTCTATAACCAACGATGTAAGAGCTGGAACTTTAGACGATATAACCGCAACTTCAGCAAGTGCAGTTGTAAATATGGTTCAGACAGTAAGAGGAGTTGCTGGAGATGCAACTACATTAGTTTCAAGTAATGGCACAAGATTAGCTGTTTCGGGAGCTACCTTTGCAAGTGGAGCTGATGGTGATACAGTCACAATAAATGGACTTCTTTACACAGGAGTAGTTGGTACGAAAGATGACGACACCCAATTTAGTGTTGATACAGGAGATAATGAAACAGCCGCTGATTTAGAAGATTCAATTACTAATGATGTTAGGGTTGGAACTTTAGGAGTAGTTAGTGGAAGTGCGACAACGGATACTGTTACTTTAACTTCAGACCAAGCTGGTACTGCTGGTGACGCTACTACATTAGCACAAACAGGAGGTAATATTACTTTAAGCGGAGCTACTTTTGGTAGTGGTGTAGATGCAGATACAGTTACTTTTGATGGACTTGTTTATACTGCGGTAGCTGGAGCAAAGGCTGACGATACAGAATTTAGTATTGACACTAGCGATGATGCAGCTGCAACAGACCTTGCAGACTCAATTGATGATGATGTAAGAATTGGAACTGCACCAGATAATGCAACTGCAACAGCAACTACGGTAACTATTGTTTCAGAAAATGGAGGAACCGTAGGTAATGCCACAACATTAGTTTCAAGTAGTGGTGTTAGATTAGCGGTTTCAGCAGCCACATTAACTGGTGGATTAAATGATGCTTCTATGAGTGGAATACTTGTAGATTCAGTTGAAATAATGAGTGGAGCAGAAGCTGAAGGAGATTATCCAGATGCTTTAGCAACAGCAGTAGCTGCAAACATTACAGCAAATACATCAGATCCTGATTATAATGCGGTAGCAGTTGGAGAAGTAATAACAATAACAGCAGCAGATGATGACACCGATGTTAATACATTTGTAGTTGCTTCAACAATAGTTAAAGGCACAACAACAGATGCTGATATGGCTGGAGGAACAGCAAATATTGTAGATTCAGCTGGAGCTATATTTAATACTTGGGCTGTTTTAATTGAGTTTCTTGAAGATAATACAGGTGGAGAATTAATAATATAA